TCAGCGGTAGATATAAATGGCGTGGCTTATTGGATGTCACAAAACTCATTTTATCTGTATGATGGTACGGTAAAAAAATTACCTTGTAGTGTACAAGATTTTGTATTTGAAGATTTTAGTATAGCTAATTATCCTGAAACGTATGCAGGTATAAACTCTGAATTTAATGAAATTACATGGTTTTACCCTTCTGCAGCATCAACACAAATAGACAGAGCAGTAACATATAATTATTTAGAGAAAACATGGTACACTTCTAATTTAGACAGAACAACTTGGTCTGATTATGGCGTGTATCAACAACCTTATGCAACAAAATATTTTCCCAATAATACTGCTACAACTCCTACAGTAATAGGTCTAACTGCAGGAGCATCAACTTTCTATGAACATGAAGTAGGGTTTGACGACGATGGTACAGCTATGACGGCATTTATAACTTCTGGAGATTTTGATATACAAGATGGCCAGACTTTACTATCCGTAAGCAGAGGAATACCAGATTTTAAAGATCAGGTGGGAGATGCAACAATAAAGTTAGGTTTTAAATCTTTTCCCTCTCAAACAGCAACCACAATTACTAGAACTATAAATACAAACACGACAAAATTTGATTTACGTGGTAGAGGTAGGCAAGCTAATGTTGACATTAGAAGCACCGATGTAGGTGCAAACTGGCGTTATGGTACGCTAAGACTAGATGTAAAACCCGATGGAGGCAGATAATGGCTAAAATAGCAACGACAAGATTACCAGATGCAACAGAAGAATATCAACCATCACAGTTTGACGCTTTGATACGTATTCTGGAGCAGATCACACAACAACTGAACTTTGGATTTCAACAAGACATAAAAGATGAGTCTACAGCAAGGAGTTTTTTCCTTGGCTGATATATTTAAAAGTTTTTCTAAAACAGCTACAGGGTCTTTGACTGCCGTATACACCGTTCCAACGGCAAACGAAGGTGCAGTACCACCAGTTTTACCTACTACAGCTATAGTAAAAAGCATTAGATTATCTAATCAATCTGGTGGTGCTGTAACAACCACAGTGTCTGTTCATGATTATGATGCAAGCTCTCCACTCGACATTGAACTATTTAAAGATAGTCTAGCAGATGGTACAGAATCGGAAGTTCTTACACATCCTGTCGTTTTAGAACAACAAGATGCTATCAAAATTTTAGGAAATGGTGTAAAAATACTAGTAAGTTTAATGGAGATTACATAATGTCAGATATAGGCAAAAAAATACAAGACGCAGAAGTCATTGGTCACGAAACAGTAGGTGATAAACAAGTTCCTATACTAAAACCTGAAGTGTATGTAAAAATTTATTGTAGTAATTGCAAAGCAGAAGTAGACGAAGAAGAAAAAGCTACTGGCAACTGCAACGACTGTGGTAAACCTTGGGCCGAATCAAAGGCCAAAGATGTTACCATACGTGTCGTCAAAATGCCTGGTGTTTTAGGTGAAGGTGGAGAACTCTAACGGTGCTCACACTCACAAGACTCACAGCGATGCTTGTCTGTATCTCTTTCAGCTGCCATCAGCCTTTCATGATATCTGCTCACCTTATCAGCAAGGTTAGCAATAGCGCTTAAATATTCTTGTTCAGTCATATTATCTCCTGTTGATTGTTAATTTTGGTGAGAACCTAATGTAAACATGTTTTGTTTGAAATCAACAGAACTTTTTAAAATTGTTTTCTTGACAACTACGTTGTCTCTGAATAAGTGGCCTGCAAATACTCTATCTTTGTTACCCAACCACGAGGTATTGCAATTGATCCTCCTCCATGATTATCATCTTTGTCTATACACCAAGACCGCATGACAACTATTTTTTCTTTGTTATTAACGACCATCCATCCTACTTCTTGACACACTGCCAATGGAGCATTAAGTATGTCTTTTATAGGCAACCAGCCTGTTTCTGTATCACGGGCGTCTAACCACGTCACACGGACCATGGGCACCTTTGTAATATCAAAGCTCATTTATGTTGCATGATACTAGAAATTTGCCTATAATCATACGATTAAATAGGCTAATTCTCAAGGCCCGCCTCCTTGCTATAAAACAAGTCATGAATTGCTAGGAGTACATGTTAAAAAACTTTTTTAGAAGCGTAAGAAAAGTCGCAAAAAATATAGCCCCAATAGCTGCACCTATTGCAGGATTTTATTTTGGAGCTCCTGTCGGAGCAGGAATAGGCGCTTTATTAGGTCAGTATGGAGGTAGAGATGCAGCTTTAAGAGCAGCGGCTCTTGGTGGTATCGGTGGACTTGCTGGTCCAAAAGGCATGGATATTTTTGGAAAAGGTGGATTGTTTAGTGGAGGCTCAACAAAAGCTTCACCTCAATTCATGAAAGCATCTCAATCAGGAAACATAGAAGCATTAAGACAAACAATAAGATCTGAACCAGTTAAGAGAAGGTTGTTTAACCCTCTTACTTTTGCAGGTATTGGCTCAACCTTATTAGCTGCTTTGAACAAAGAAGAAGATTCTGGTATAAATCTTCCTCCTATACCTAAACCAGGTAGTCAAGGTCAGCTTGGTGATTTAGATACAACACCTATTGAATATCTTGGTAATGAAGATAGCTTCTTTACTCCAAATAAAATGTTTACCACAGCACAAGCGTACGCAGACGGAGGTATAGTAGCTTTAAAAAAAGGAGGGACTGTTGACGATTATGGTGGTATAGGTGCATTTGATAGAAAAAACGGTGAGATAGCAGGGCCAGGAACAATGACATCTGATGATATTCCTGCTATGTTAAGTGATGGAGAATTTGTGACTAAAGCTATAAGTGTATTAGGTGCTGGTGTGAAACATGGGGGCGCAAAAACAAAAGAAGAAGCTAGAAAAAAAGGTGCAGAGTTTTTTTATAAACAACAAAAGGAATTAGAACCGTTTGGTAAGAAGGTAGTGTAATGGTAGAAACAGTAGAACAAATTGTAAGGCAACCTGAGTTTGTAGAGAAAAGATCTGAACAACTTTTAGCATCTGTTTTTGGTGATCCAACTGCAGTCAAACAAGCGGGTGAAACAGATGAACAGTTTGCTTTAAGACGTTTTGGTATTTCAGGAGTTCAACAACCAATACCTGGTCAACAAGTTGCAGGTTTTACTCAAGATCAACTTGCAGGCATGGACGCTTTACGTGGAGGAATCGGTGCATTTCAAGATTTTGTTGATTTAGGAGAAGCCTCTGCTAAAGATGCAGCCACAACTACAGGTGCAGCAGGTACAACACTAGCTGGAGCTCAACAAGCTTTTGACCCTTCAACACAAATTGATCCGTTCATGAACGAGTACAATCAATTTGTAACAGAAGAAATTAGAAAACAGGGAGATATAGCAAGAAATAGATTACGTGGACAAGCGACACAAATGGGTGCTTTTGGAGGATCCAGAGCAGCCATACAAGAAGCTGAGCTTGATAAAGGTATAGCTAGTCAAATAGGATTAGCACAACAAAGAGGTTTTGATACAGCTTTAAAAGCTGCGATGGGTGCACAAGAAGCACAACAAAGAAGACAACTCGCTGCTGGTCAGCAGTTAGGTAATTTAGCTAGAACACAAGGACAGTTAGGTGCAGTCTTCGGCGGGCTTGGTCAATTACAACAAGGATTAGGTCTTAGAGATGCACAAGCTCAATTAGGTATTGGTGGCTTACAGCAGCAATTACAACAAGCTGGACTTGATGTGGCTAGAAGAAATCAACTAGAGGCACAAAGAGAACCATTTAGAAGAGTTCAATTTGCTAGTGATATTTTACGTGGCGTACCAAGTGGATCACAAACTTTCAAAGAAGTGCCGAGTGGCAACCCTCTTACTGAATATCTAGGACTTGGTATAGCTGGACTTTCTGGATTAAGTGCATTTGGTGATGCATTTCCAAACAATCCTCTATCTCAATTCTTAGGTGGTAAGTAGTGGTAGAAAATTACATAGACAGTTTATTAAAAGATTTAAAAGCTGAAAAAGCAGCAGAAAATAATGCTGGAATAGCTGCTGGTTACAATTTGCCTACATCAGGACAAATTTATGCACCAAACTTAGAAGATAACCCACAAACAGCAGGTATAAACGCAATTAGAGACGAAGAAGCTAAAAAAACACAGGGCACAAATTTTAATAGTGCTAATCCTATAGGAGCAGATGCAGATGAATTTTTTGCAAACAATCCTGAGTTAGCTAATAAGGTTTACATACCACCATCAAATAGTGGGTATGGTTTTGCTCAAGCAGCACTAGATCAAAAAGCTTTAGGCGGTGAAGCATCTTTGTCATATGCAGACACAAATACAGGACAAGAAGTAAGAAAAGAGCAACAAAAAAGATTAAAATCATATCAAGATCAATTTATTGCTGATGCCGATGCAAGATACAAAAGCAGAATTAATGCATTAGACAATGAGTCAAAAGAATTAGCAAAACTTTATGAGCCAGATGACATGTCATTTGAAAGAAAAATGGCACTTGCTCAATTTGGTTTAGCTCTTGCTTCAGGTAAATCATATAAAGGTAGAGCGTTACCTATCGTTGCAGAAGCAGGACAAGGACTTGTAGACAACCTTGTAAAGATAAACAGTGTTGTAAAGCAAAATCAAAAAGAGAAAAAAGCTTTTGAAATACAAAACAAAATAAGAATAGAAAATGCTAGAGTAGACGCAGCTACGCAAAGAGATGCAGAAGTACAGAAAGTTAACTGGGATGTTCTTACCAAAGGTTTAGAAAGCGATGAGTTTGCAGCGCAGTTGAGTGCAGATGCAGTGAAAGAAAATAGAACTATTTACAATAACTTTGTCAACTCTTATACCAACAAAAGTTTTGATCTAATTACTGATTTAGCAAAAAAACAATTTCCTGACCCAGATATGAAAACTGTTATATATTTTGATAAAATGACAGGAGCAGAGCATCCACCTGTTCCTGGTATACAAGATAAAACATCAGGTAAGACATATGTATTAGCTAATCCTAAATATGGTGCAGCTCATGAAAGATTATTTAACAATCAATTATTTGTTGATGTTACTGAATATGCAATGTCTGACAAACCTTTAATAGTATCTGAAGGTGGTCAACTACCTGGTTCAGAAAAACTGGGTGTTAAGGATTTAGATGGCTATGCAGATTTTATAAGTCAAACAAATCAGTATGCTGCAAATCTTGAAGGTCTTGCGGAAGTTAGACAAGCTTTAAGAGATTTTCCAGGCAGAGCAGGTATACCTGGTCAATTCAAAGATTTTGCACAAAATTTATTTAGACAAGCAGATGTTGGTTGGATGATGTTTACAGGTAGATTTGGAGATAAAAATCCAAACTCACCTAATTTTGAACCAGCAGGTAGTCAAGGTGAAAGGTTTTATATAGATCAATTTTTAGATGATAAATTTAATATAGTTGAAGGTGTCAATGAAGCTGGTGAAACTGTTAGTGCCAGCATACTAGACGATGCACAAAGAAAAGCTTTGCAAGAAGCTGTTAATGCAGGTCAGGTGGTTATCGAAGATGATTATCAAAGATATATAGCAGCTAAAGAAAATGGTCAAAAAACTGTTGAGTTAGGCGATGGTGATTCTATCTCAATGGAGGACATGGATACAATCTTCGGATCAAAAGATTTTTACGATCCTCAGTTAGATAAAAACAAAGTTCGTACGCAATCTTTGATCTATGCCTTAGCTAGAGCACGTAAAGCTTCTGGTAGATTAAACAAAGATGATATTGAAAGAGCATCTTTATCTTTAAATATTTACGGTAAATCAGATTTAGGTATTCAAGCATCACTTGGTGTTGTACAAGTGGAGCTGCAAACAGCATTAGAAGATACCATGGTTAATTTAAAAAGAGTTACAACTGATTTAGATACAAATGAAAGCAGATTTTTTACTTCTTATCTTTCAGATTGGATTGAAAGAGGATATTACGTTCCTGACATTTATCAAGATTTTGTAGAAGAAAATGTAAACATACCTCAATACATAAAAGACAAAGCAAGATACAGAGGAAGAAGGAATGATGAAATTATGTCTTTAGGTCAAGGCACTGCATATGATCCTGGTTATTCTGTATCTGGCACAGTATCAGGGACAGGAGGTTAAATGGCTGAAGTTACCTTTACGTTAGATCCTAAATTTACACAAGGACTTGGTTTTTCAGAGCCTTTTTCTTTTCAAGTGGAAGATAAAGTTAAAAGACCAGATGGTTCTATTGCTGATATAAAAAATTCTGCTTTTCCTAGAACACCAGAAGAAAATGCAATGTTACTTCGTGAGATATTTAATCAGGGACAACGTATGCAGCAAAATACAGGAGTGTTTCCTGATGCTGCAATGGATTTCTTAGCTAAACACTCAGCTGGTAGTCAAGGTGGTAATTTTAGATCCGAAGTGCAAAACGTTTTAGAAACAACTCAACGTATGCAGGACGACCCAATAGGTATGAACATGGCCTTAAAAAGATATCAGGCGCAACAAGAAGATTATAAAACGCCTTTTATGCAAAGACAGGAAAAATTCTTTGAAGACGCACCTACAGGATTAAAAACAATTACAGCTGGAGCAGCTTTAGTACCTAACTTAGCTTATTCCGTAGCCGTGGAGCCTTGGGTTGCAGGTGATCCAGACAGTAATCTACCTCAAAGTGCTGATGATATTATTGAAGATGCTATCATATTCGCTAAAAGAAGATTGCCAACTGATTTACAGACTCAAGGAAGATTAGGAACTATTATAGCTGCAGATTTAGGTTTACTTTTGGCTTTGCGTAAAGCAAAAATACCTGATTCTCAAATACCAACACATAAAAACTTTTTGATGTCCAAAGTAATGGATGGACTAAACAAAGTAAGAACTGGAGCTGGTGTGTCTGCCACTGTTGGTGGTGTAAGTGGAGCGGCAAGTCTTGGTTTTGATTTAACATATAACTGGTTTAACAGAATGTATCGTGATGCTTATCCAATAAAATATAGAGTAGATGAGGATGGTAAACCAATATTAGATGAAAAGGGTGAAAAAATACCTGAACAGCCACCAATAACAGAGGATATGCTTGCAGCATTAAATCAAGCTAAGTTTGAAGCTTTATTTTCTGGTGGAGCCGCAGCTGGTATACAAGCAGGTGGTTTTTTATGGAGAAACTTTTTAAGTAAATCAACTGGTATTAGCGCAAAAGATTTAACTCAACAAGAATTAGCTAAACTAGCGGCGCAATACAATATACCTTTGTCAATTGCAGCAGCAACCGACAGACAATTAGTAAAAGATTATTTTAATGTCATTGGTGTATTTCCTTTCTTAGGTGGACCAGGTAGAACATCTCAAGATGCAGCGAAACAAGCTTTGTATCGTGAGATGGAGGACGTATTTACAACTTTATCACCTTTTAGAACTGTTGCAGAAACTATTCCTAATTTAAGTGAGGAGGCATACAAAGCGTTTAAACAAAACTTTGAAAACTTTGATGGCATGAAAGCCGTGCTTTATTCAGCGTACGATGACATTGCAGATGAAATTACAGAACCTTTTATACCTACTACAAGAATTAGACAGTATTTTGGAAACATAGCGGTGAGAGAACCAGCAAACATCGCTGCAGGTAATACAAACTATAATTTAAGATATTTTAATAATTTAACAGAATTATTACAGGACGTATCAGGTGGACCTGTTGGTGAAAACAAAGTTAGACTGCTAACACAACTAGCAAACATGCCTGAATATTTAACTGCAAATGAATTTAGGCAATTTCAAGTAGATATTAATGATGCAATAAAAAGATTAAATCCAAATACAGGTGGCGTAACGCAAAGCGCTAATGACTCAATAAGCAAGATGCTTACAACTGGTTCTAAGTTAATAAGACAAGACATGGATGACATGAACAATTGGAAGCAAATGAGCGGTGACAATCAAATAAAAGCAGAGATAGCAAAAGAAAGATTAAACTATGCTAATAACTTCTTCTTTGCAAACAAAGACGATTTTGCTTCATACTTTAAAGGTATTGAGGGCACTACAAGAGTCGGTAAACTTATGGAGACACGAGTTAATCAACGTTTCTTCCAACCAGGGTCTCCAGCAGCACCAGGTGAATTTCAAATAGATCAACTTTTTGATTTTATTATGGATACTGGTGTCATTCAAACTAGTTTGCGTGCACAAGATCAATTGTATAGGCAAATGGGTCCTGAAGCTTTTTCAGCCTTAACAAGAGGTTGGATGGACAAACAGGTTGGTAAGCATATTAAAACTTACAAAGTTCCTGTTCGACAAGTACAAGGTGGTAAATTAGATGAAGCTACTGGTGAACCTATACAGTCGTTAGAATTAAGACCAGTAAAGGGCACAGGTGTTTCAGCATTTGTTCCTATCTTGGACGTTGAGGGATTAAGAAGATCTTTTGGTTTAGTGAAAGATGTGCCGAGTTTAGGCGGCATAGAAGCACGGTCCACGGCTCAAGCTATGGAACACATGTTTGGTTTGCTTGGTCCAGAGGGAAAAAACGCTTATAAAAAACTAGATGATTTGTTAACACTTGCTGAAAAAGTACAGAGCTTTGATGTATCTGACGTATCAAGATTTGTACAACGTCGTGGTGTACTTGGTGGTGCTCGAGCAGCAGCTGGTGCGTTTACTGCAGGTATGGGTGTTTCTAATCCATTAGGTGCTTTAGGTACAATTCTTGTAGGTAGAGGTATTACACAATACCTAACAAGCCCAAAAGCTTATCAAAACATCATGAAAGGTTTAGACGATAGTTTATCACCCGCTGTAAGAAGAAATGCTTTACTTGAAGTCGTGAGAATTATTGATGGTGAAATAGGATTTGATGCAAGCGAAGGAGAAGTAAGACCTTCACCTATCACTGTTGAAGCTGGTAAAACTTTACTTATAAGAGAAGAACCAGGTTCAGAAAAAGCTAGAAAAAAAGCAAAGAAACAAGTTTTAGGTATAGAAGAATTTTATGGTAAAAAATTAGACGCACTATCTATTCCAGAAGTTATTGATTACTTTGTACAAAAACCAAGCTCCACGTCTCAATATGCAACTACTGTTGAATTAGGTGTAGATCCAAACAGTGGTGAGGTAGTACCTGTCAGAACTACGACTGGTGACTCTAGTAATCCATTTGACAATCAAATGGTAAAATTAGCAAGTATGAACCCAGCAGAAAAATTTGCGAAAGATATTTTAGGTGATGAACAAGGTGCACAAGTTGCTCAATTTGCAAAAGATAAATCCGCTACTGAGGGTGTTATACCAACTCAAGAAGCAGTAGGGGCAGGTGCTGTTCAAAGAGACATTAGTAATTTGGGTTTTATTGATCAAACTAAATTTCCTGGTGGCAAAATTTCGGTCCCACAAAAGTTAGGTCCGAATCCTTTTTTAACTGGATTATCTAGATTTTATAATACCAACATTAAACCAGGATTAAATAATCCAATGTCTACAGGTAATATACTTGGTGGTATTATCAATACGCCAGGTCAGGTGAATCAATTCTTTAAAGGTGTTGATCAACGTTTTGGTTTAGGTCCTAACAATAGATTAACAAAAGAACAACAAATCGCTATGGCAGAAGGTAATTTAAACAGAGCTATTGCTGCAAGAAGATTTAATAAAGGTGGAATAGCTAATGTAAAGGATAAAAAATAATGGTCTTAGAATTTGGAAAAGACGATGATCGCAGAGGATCTTATATAGCAGGAAGATCTGGTGCGAAGCCGACAACAAAAAAACAAGAACAGTCTGCGTCTTTTCAAGCTGGTAAAACAGAAAGAGACAGGGAGCAAAGAATAAGAACTGGGACCACGACTAAGGAAGACAGAGAACAGATATTAAATATTGCTGAAAAAACAGGAAAAAATCCTTACGGTGCTCAAGAAGACGAGGGTGGAATTGTTACTTTAGGAAATCAACCACGAAGTGAAGATCCTGTTTCAAAATTTGTAGATGAGGTTAAAGCAATGGGCGGTATTAATCCAGCCGCAATTATTTTTGGCAAAGGCATGGATTTACTTACAAAGCCACAAAAGGAAGATTTTTTAGATGAAAAAGATTTGGCAGCGATGGCTCTCAATCTTCAGGGTAAAACAGAAGAAGAACAGCAAGAATTTTTTGACACATACCGAGATGTTTTTAGTGACGCTTTTAAAGATGAAATAGATCAATTTGAGGAGGACCAAGGTTTCTCAGTAAACCCAGATGACTTGTTAAAACAAAAATTCGACACAGCTTTAAAAAAATCTCAGAGTGGTGCTTTAGGCAAGGGCAGTCAAACAGTTACAAATCCAGAAGAAGCTTATAAAGACATGAATGCTGTAACTACTGGTCAACAAGTTGATTTAGCAAGACTTGATCCAAAAAAATATCCAAAGCTTGCAGATAAGATATTTCAAGCAAGAATGGACCTTAATCAAAAAGATAGAAACCCTTTTACAGGTAACAAAAATGATCAAGGTGGATTACCAAGTGTTAATACAGGAGGCGGTAGTCAAACAGATACAGATACAAGCGATCCTGGATTTCCCGACTATAGGTTTAGAGATTTAGGTATTGCTCCTTTTGCTAGTTACAATCCTGATGATGTCATGGTAGATTTTAGTAACTATCAAGCAACAAGAGGACCACTTAGCAGTATCACTAATGCAAAAGATGGTGGAATTATGAGAGCAGCAGACGGTGCAATGGTATCTATTTCAATGACACCATTACCCATAACAAACATACAAGAAATTAAAATGGATAAGCAAAAGTATAGAGATAATATGATCAGAGAAGAAATAGCTAGAAGTTCAATGGCAAAAGATGTAGATCTAGCACCAAACTTTAGTATGGACGCATGATAGAAATTAATTTTAAAAACGCCGTTTGGTTCGGTATAATACTCGTGTCCGCAGGTATATCTTACGGTATGGTTTCCCAGAAACTATCGGCTCTAGAATCAAAGCAACAATTATTAGAAAAGGCAATAATGCAAGACATACCAGAAATAAAAGAACGAGTAATACGGCTCGAGATACTTCTTGAACAAGCATTAGTCGAATAATATTTTCTTTGGATCTTCGCCCATAACTTTGCTGGCTAAATCAATTTTACTATTTAAAGCTTTTACAATCTTCTCATCTATCGTGCCTTCGGCTATAAGATCGACATAAGTTACCTTATCTTTTTGTCCTATCCTGTGTGCTCTATCTTCTGATTGCATGCGTACTTCTAAACTGTAATCGTTAGAGTAATACACAACAGTGTGACTAGAAGTAAGAGTAAGCCCATAACCTCCTGTCTTGGGGTTTCCGACAAAAAATCTAAGCTTGCTATTATTGTCCATAAAATCATCAACAATAGACTGCCGAATAGAATCTTTAGTATCCCCATAATAACTTGCCACAGTCTCTTTACCGTATTCATTCGCTATCTCCTTTTCTATGGTTTGTATATCATGACGGTACACGGCCCATATAATTACCTTGCCGTCCGTTTCCTCCAACACTTGAAGTAATTCTTTTATTCTATTGTTCTTCAGTGGTCTGACTTCGCCGTCATCTGTCTTTACATGACCACATGTTATCTGATGTAGCCTTGTCATTTGTGTCAACACAGAGGCAGCCGTCATGGGATTGTCCTCAAAAAAAGTTATTGCCGCTCGTTTCATCTCAACATAAGCTTTTAATTGTTCTAGCGTCATAGCTACTGTTCGTTTGGTGTAAAGTTTTTCTGGTAAGTCAAGACAATCATCTTTAAGTATCCTTGTAGAAAACTCACGTAGTATTGCTGTGAGTTCATCTAATCGTTGATAACCAAGAACGTGCTGAAAAGAATGTGAACCCACACTTCTTTGCTGTATAATTGCATATCTTGCACGAAATGCGTAGAAATTAGATTGCTCCAACAACCACGGCCCAAGAAACTCTACTTGTGAAAACAAATCTAATGGTGACTTTGTTACAGGCGAACCTGTCATAATACGTCTGTACTTTGCAAGATTAGCTATCTTCATAATATTTTTTGTTCTTCTTGCTGCGTGATTTTTTATCGTCGTTGATTCATCAATAACCATCAAAGACGCACCAGGTAAAAGAAAACTACGTGCAAAATCTAAGCCACGCCCTGTGGATAAAGCTTCTATGTTCATAATTAACACTTGTAACTTATCGCTTATTTGACATATATTCATAAGCTCTGTTTGTTCCTTCTTCTTTGGTGAAGCTACCCAAACAGCATCCATGTATTCCACGTGATCTGGCATATGAACAGATAATTCTTTGCGCCAGTTTCTTTTAATACCGTTTGGTGCAATAACTAGAGCACTTTTTATTTTGCCTCTGTCATACAACATAGCAATATTATCTATACAAACCTTTGTTTTCCCTGTTCCCATTTCCATAAACCAGGCCCAGGTTTCTTTGCTCCAGCTTTTTTCAAGCGCCTTTAATTGATGCTTGAAAGGTTTCGTCTTAAATCTATAATCCATAATTACTTTCTAAAAAAGTAATATAAAGGTTGCAAAAGAAAATTACAAGTGTAAATAAGTGGGATAGAAAGTTATGGCAGATAAAAAAGTATATTTAGTACAAGAGAATCCTTACATTAGCGTTTTAAGTGCTGAAGAATACGGTAAAATTGAAACAATTTTTGAAAGTGGCTCACAAATTATGTTTAGTCCACAACCTGCCATACGAAAATTAAAAAGAAAATTAAAAGATTTTAATGATGATGATCATTTGTTAATGATGGGAGATCCAGCAGCGATGGGTATTGCGTGCTGTGTTGCCGCTGAAATGAATAGAGGCAAATTTAAAATACTTAAATGGGATAAAATGCAGAAGCGTTATTATTCTTTGCAAGTAAATTTGAACGAGAAAGGCGAAATAGATGAGCAAGATAAACTTTGAAGAGGATGTAGCTAATATAGACCAAGAAAGTCTTGAGTCTGTATCTAGTTTATTACAGCAACAACTCATTATGGAGAATGAAGTTGAAATGGCTGAGTTAGAATTGAAAGATAAAAAAGATAAACTTAGAAAATTATCAGAAGAAATAATACCTGCAAGAATGACAGAGCTTGGTATGTCATCTACTACAATGGTAGATGGATCAAAGGTTGATGTGGTTGAAAATATTTATGTAGCTATACCAAAAGATCCAGACAAATCTGCAGCATGTTATCAATGGTTAGAAGACAATGGTTTAGGCGACATTATTAAAAATAATGTTGGCATGAGTTTCGGTAAGGGTGAAGGTCAAGAAGCAAAATTGTTAGAGAATAC